AAGATCTTTGAAAAGAAATGTTCCGAGTTGGGGAAACTTCCTTCGGCCCGGGCCTGCCCATCTCACACCTCAGACGCATTTAGCCTAATCAACACCAGCGCAGACAAATCCGCCCTGGGAAGTTTGAGCGAAATAATCCATAACTATGGGGTGACTGAACTAAATGCTTTGGCCTCACTTCTCTTGAAAGAAAAACAAACAAGGAGATTAGGGTACCATTTCTATCAAAAGGTTTTTGTTCGCATTCGAGGGCAAGTTAAGAATAATTACTTCTCGAATTTTGTTACAGGCCATATACTAGACGCCTCAAAAGAAACGGTTCGTATAGCCGGGTTTAGCGGAAAGAATGTAGTGTGCGTGTATGCTATAAATGAACCTAACAGCAGCACATTCTACACTGTAGAGAGGTTTCAACCCATTCGCCAGGCCATGATCGAGGCCAAGGCTTTTGTAGACCCTGAGTTAGCCGGAGGTGAGGTCATGACCTCCCTCAGGGGAAGGATCGGGTCCCTGGGCAGTCCTGACTACGAGGACATCATCGATAACCCGACGTTAACTAAGGGTCGGCTGAAGCGTGCTCCTAAAGATGACCTAGTGTCCCTGGTGGCAAAGTTAGCTAGGGGCCATATTCGTTCTAAGAAAGAAGTCGAAGGCGAAATAAAAATAATCTAACCAGGCATGAACCACACCATGAATCTTACTAATCTTATCTGCGAGACGTTTGAAACTACGAAGGGGACGGATACATACAACCATGTATTTGTCTATAGCCTATCCTATTTAACGGGCGGTTATACAGCGTTTGAGCTCCAGGCTCTGGTGAAGCCTTTTTGTGTAGGTACGTCTGCTAAAGAGTTTCGCCTAAAACTTTTGGAGCACAGGCCTATATATTTCGGGCTAAAGCTCTTTCTGTTGAACTTGAGTGTGATTAACCGGCCCGATTTTACTGATTTCAAGGCCATAGTTCGTAAGGTAGGTGTGGATCAAGTTGACGCTCGCCAGGCCTATAGGGTATGGGGCGATCAGTCTAAATTTAGAGCTCGACTGAAGCGGGTCGCCCGTAAGGTGTCTCGCTTCATGCCTCTGACGGAGGGGTATGCGACTGAGTTATTTGCTCGAGTGTATCCTCATGTACTGAGCTACGTCAAGTCCATTACGTATCGTAAGCTGCGCTTTATTGCTCGTTCCAGCAACTTTTGTCTGGCTGACCTGCACAGTGAACTTATGCTAAAGGTTGTTCAAGCTTTCTATAAGCTAGTACCTGCGGATAGGACAGAGGCCTTTGTAATCAACTATCTTAGGCGAGTCGCCCATAACCATGCTATGAACCTAATACAATTTAGCACTACTCAAAAACGAGGACGGCTCTTAAAGGTTGGAACCGATGGGGATAATAACCCTATATTTTCGCTCACCGTTATGTCTGAGAATCAGCTAAATGTGACATCTAACCCAGATAAGGAAATTAAGTATGAAGATCTGGGGGAGTCAGACGATCAAATAGAAAAATTTGAGCTCACGTTCTCTATCGTCCAGCTTCTGGATAAGTATAGAGCCCGTGCGAAAAAATTCCGATTTCTCCTTATCTTAATGGGTCAAGAAGATTCGGACTTCACTGAGTGGCTTCAGCGTCGTGGGTTGCTTGGTAAGGCCGGCTCCACAAATGCAGATTTGCAGATGGAGCTTTCCCCTGACGAATACCTACATTGGGTTTGTAAGTTCATGCACGTGAGGCAGGATTCGGCTAACGTGTTCCTTCTTAAGGTAAGAAAGGAACTTGGATTTGATTATGGAACAACGCTTAAGGCAGCGTAGAGATGCTCTGGCCAACTTGCTCCTTGCTCCCTATACCCCAGAGTTTAGTAAGTTGGTCCTCTACATTGTCTATAAGACCATTAGGGCTAATAAACGTCTTACTCTAAACCAGCTTCGCCACCTTCTGTTTGGGGAGCTCTTGCTAAATCCTTCTCTAGTTGACGGGGCCGTCAGCGTTCTTGCTTCCAAATCCATGTTTAACTGTGTAGGCATGTATCAGATTAAAGCAGTGCGGCCCGAGGCCTTGCCCAACTTTCATTTAGACGTAAAGGAAAATCAAGAGTTTTTAAGCTGGATCAGGGAAGTCGAACTGGAACATCCGGAGTTTTTGCTCTTCGACCCTCCAATCTATAGTAGAAGAACTAAGGTTGCCTCGTGAAACTCTATAGCCAAATTCTAGAACTTCGGGCTTTAGCGAGTATAGCACGCAAGGGCGCTGGCCTAGAAGATGGGGACATTCGTGTAGGTAATGCTGCAAGTATTAGCGCTTACTTGCTGGCAAACTTGGAGGAATCTCATTTTCATTACGAGCCTTGTAAGGCAGCGTTTAAGCGTATTCGTACAATAGCACAGAAGCGTTCAACAATTTTATCGTATGATGACCTAGTAGAGGACCCTGCCCTCGATGAGGAATTCCGAGACATCTTACGAGAAGGGAGGCGTAAACCAGTACGGGATCAAGAATCTGCTCAGACACTATTCTCAAACCTTGATAAGTATAGAAAGTCTCGCACACTGTACTTCATGGCGAAGGCCACTATCGATTCCCTTAAGGAAACCAAGGTAGATGTAGACGCTCTAGTTGATAAGGTTACGGATACCTTGACTCAGATACGGTCGAGGGAAATGACGGCCGATCAACTTCAGGTCATTGGTAAGGAGGCTAACGCTCTGGGTTTAATAGACGAGGCTTTGAGCACTGAAGATGAGTCCCTCTACAAGACTGGATTCTCTGAGTTCGACGAAAAGAATGGAGGGCTACCCTCTGAAGGTGTATTCATCATGGCCGCGACTACATCAGGCGGAAAGTCCACTTTGCGAATGAACCTGATGAAGAATCTATACTTGCTAAATAAGATAGACGTGGCTACGGTCTCTTTGGAGATGAATGCTAAGAAAGAAACTAGGCGTCTTCTATCCAATTTAACCAGCATAGAGTACTGGAAATTCGTGCGTAAGGCACTTTCGGAACAAGAGCGTGCTCAGGCAAAACTTGAGTGGCGGAGGCTTCATAAATTTGGTAAGGCAAACGATTGTAGGTACGCCCTTCTATGCCCCACTCGGGGTCTATCTATTCATCAATTGCTTACGCTGTTGAAGCCCTATAAGTATAAAGCTATAGCCATAGACTATATCTCATTGCTAGATGATGGGGGTCAAAAAGACCAATGGAAGTTACTTTCGGATATTACTCGTGAATGTAAGATATTCTCCCAGGAGATGAAGTGTCTGGTAATCCTGCTGGCACAGCTAGATTCCGATGACGATAGAATCAGGTACTCTAAGGGTATCTTGGAGAACGCAGATAACTGCTGGATTTGGAATTACTCGAAACAGGAGCAACGAGACCTTCATGTACTTCCCATCAAGCAACTCAAGGCTCGGGATCAAGAACTATTCCCGTTTGAATTGCGAGAAAACTTTAGCATGATGCAGGTTACGAACCTGGATGAAAGTGACGACGGGTCCTCGGGTAACGAAGACGAGGCTAGTAAATCTTCCGCTAAGAGGCGCCATGAAGCAGTAGAAATAGATGACCCACTGACTGACCCTGATGTGGCCGTAGAATGAGTATGACCAGATCTGAAATAGCTGCGATCTTGAAAGATGCAGTTCACTCATACTGGGCTCATAAGAGATATTCTTGCTTCTCGGAAATAGCGGTGTGTAGTTGGGGGAAGCTTAGAGCCGACGTATTAGCCCTGAATCTTAGGGGGCAGATCATTTTATCGGAGATAAAGTCGTCCAAAGCGGACTACGTGGCTGACAAAAAGTGGCGTAAGTATCTAGACTACTGCGACCGCATGTACTTGGTCATGCCATCAAAAACCTTTAGGGCCCTTAAGGTGCAGCTTCTAGAAGACCTCAGGGGAACAGGGGTGGGTGTTATGGTCCTAGATCCTGTATCGGGCTATCTAACTAATGCCATACCTGCTAAACTTCGCAACCTAGATGATCAGACTAGGTTTACTTTGATTACCCGCATGGCGTGGAGAAATGGCGTGTCCCGCCGTTTCCGCCGCAGGCGGGTTCGTCACTTTATAACATAGGAATTTCAGCCTTATGATAAAACGTACTAAGCGAGAGGAGCCGGGTCTTCCTGAAGGCATTTATGGACTTACAGAGCCGCCGCGCCCGAGCCGTACTAAGCGCAAGGTTGTTCGAGCGAAGGTCAACGCCCCCTTAACTAAAATCAAGAAAACTAAGTCCGAGAGTGCTAGGTCTGAGGTAGCGCGTACCTCAAAGAAACCTAAGCGCAGGAAAACGTTGTTACTTAAGGGTGACGAGGTCTCCTACATTTCCGGTTTAAATATTCAATACGACCGGCTTGAGCTGCCAGCCGCGGCCTCAGGCCTACCTTTGGAAAATGCGGTCTCTATTAGCGAGGATCTTCTAAAGTATGTTAAAGCTAAGACTGAGCTTCGGACAAAAAATTTGTCCAACCTCATACTTCGGAATGTAATTCCTAGCATGGTAGCTTGCGACGCCAGCCTAGCCTATACTAAGACTTTTCTAGAGGCCGGCTTTGGCTTTGAGTCCGCGCCTGATGATACGATACCCGATAGCTTGGGAGACCTTGTTAGGTTCGAGGTTTTGTCTTACTTCATCCGAGTATCAAAGCTGCCTAAATCCGTTAAAGTTAAACTTTTGGATGCGCTAACTGAAAGATTCGCAGATCAGATACTGGCCACGATCCGAGATAGCTTAAATAAGAAGAAACTTTCCGATAAGGTAAAAGATATGGAAGCCTTTGTCATGAGAACGAGGTCCGATAATAAAGTGACAACCTCAAATCGGGGCGATCAAGAACCTCAGGCCTACCCAGCTCGGGGCTCACTCAAGCGTAGGAGTGGCATATAATGTCTAGCCTTCAAAAGTTATTCTGCCCTCACCTCGCACCTAGCTTACTCAATCCAGCACCATGTCCCATGCCTTTGTATCCACATCCTTGGTATTTGCCACCCGGTTTCATGTTTCGGTATTAGCTGAATACGGTTCTACTAAAAATGCTCAGTCTAGGGTGTTTTTCCGTGTTATGGGGCGAGTATGTTAACGCTATCTCGAGATAGTGCAAAAGGATGTTTTTCTTGTTCCCATTACCTTCGCTGTAAGGACAAGAACAAGTCATTCCTCTATTCTTGCTCTAGGTTTAGTCTAACTCCAGCTTCTGAGAAGCTAAGCACGAAGTTGTTTAGCGACCTAATAGAAGAGGAGCCTGACCCAACTTACCCTGATACAGAGCGGGGGGAACTGATGCTCCCCGGTAGTACGGATTTCGATATCTACTCTGTCATAGAAGACGTTATCTCAGAGAATGCTTTAGCTCCCCCTGACTTGAAGATAAACGACCGAGAGTGGCCTGAAGCGAAGAACTTCTTTGAGTTTTGCGTAGATGATCGCTACTTAAAAGTTAAGCCATACATAATGCAAGTAGCTCTTGCTACTATTGTGTTGGCCGAATACTGCCCTGCCTGCTCGGATACAGGCTACTTATTTGGACGGATACGGGTGGATGATTCTTATGGAAAATTTCGTAAGTACGTAACTCTTCTGGAGCACGGCGTCTGCCCAAGTTGTAGGAAGGATCGGCGTTATCTGATCCGTAAGAAAGGCCTGAAGTTCTACGATGAGCTTGCTGTAAGTGCGGGGCAGCGATCTGGAAAATCGGCTTTGGTAGCAATGATCTCGGCCTATCTCCTGCATAGAATGCTAAAACTCCAAAACCCAAATGAGGTTTATGGGCTGATGAGTAGCAACGTTCTGCACGGAACTTTTGTGGCTCTCACGTTCGGGCAGGCTAAAGAAAACCTTTGGGATCCCTTCTATGGTAACATCTTAGAATCACCATGGTTTTCTGGCTATAATTCGATGCTTCTTCACTTTTCCAGAAAACGGGGTGATGAGCTGGTAAAACTGAAAGATAACTTCATCAACTATAAGCATCGGAGGCTCTTAATCTACCCAGCTTCACCCGATAAGAGGATTCTTCGTGGCCGTACTCGCTGGCTCGGAGCTATCGACGAATTGGGATGGTTCGATAGCGAAGCAACTTCTAAGAAGATCAAAGCTAATGCTAATGAAACTTACGCCTCACTCGGCAATAGTTTGAGAACGCTACGGTCAAAAGCAGAGAAGCTAATGCGTCAGGGTTTCTACAATGTCCCTACGGCCTATTTTTTGAATATCAGCTCGCCCAGCTCTGCTCGTGACAAGATCATGGACTTGGTTAAGAAGAGCCAAGGTTCGGCCAAAACGTATGGCATAGTAAAGCCTACTTGGGAACTCAACCCAGATGTTACTAGGGAGAGTCTTGCTGAAGATTTTCGCAGGGATCCGGTGGTGGCAATGCGGGACTTTGGGGCGCAACCGCCTTTGAGCTCTAGTCCCTTCATAGGAAATCCCTCAACTGTTCTTGAGTGCGTGGGTGACAAGCGTAATTGGATAGAAATAGATTATGCTCGTAAAAGGTCACCAGACGGGTCGGTGAAGCGATACGCTAAACTTCGTCGAGTTAAGCCCTCTGGCATGCCTTCAATCTTAGCTATAGACGCGGGCTATTCAAATAATTCATTTGCTATGTGCGTGGCGCATATCAGGGATGGGGTTCCCCGGATTGATCTTCTTGTTGAGGTGCAGCCTCTTCCGAGCATACCCCTTTCCTATCGGGCAATATACGATCACTTGATGAAGCCCCTTATGGAGCAGAGAAATATACAAGTTGTAGCGGCTGACCGATGGAATAGCCTAAAACTCTTGTCAGATATTGAAACTGATTTTGATGTAGTTACGCGTCAGCATTCATTGAAGTATTCCGAGATGCTTATCTTTAGAGAGTACTTGGAGGATAGGCAGATTGTGCTTCCTGCCCTTCCTAAGGGCGTAACCCTTGACGATGTCTTAGCATATAATCCAGACAATTATCCCAGGTGCTTTGAACCGAATCCGGTAGGGCATTTTTACCTCCAGTTATTAACTATTCAGGATACGGGCTCTCAGGTCATTAAGGGTGAGCAGTTAACAGACGATCTAGCCAGAGCTAGTATGCTAGCCGTAAGCCTTCTTATTGGTGAAGAATATGCCAGTCTTTGGGATAAGCCTGTGGCCGAAATGAAGGTCATAGATGTCAAACAGATGGCTGTCGGACGAGGCGTCAGTTCTGGATTTTTCGGTGGGTCAGGTAGTCCTAGTGGCAGCCCTGGATCTACGTCTACCTCTGCCCTGGGAAAAGTTGTTTCCAGATTAAATTGACAAATTTGTAATTTTAGTTCATTATGAAGGAGAAACTTATGCCAGCTAAGATCACCGTAACTCTCGACCCTGCAGGCATGTCTAGTGGGGGCGGTAGGCCTATCTTTAATCCTCTGACCGCTTTGTCTTCTACAGCCGAGTTTAAGTCTGAGTCGGCTGTGCAGAATATGATTGCAGGGGTGTGTCCAAAATGTAACCAGGCAATGACGACCGCTAAGATTTCTAATGGAGACGAAGTGTACTGGTGCGCAAATTGCTGCGTGGCCTCCCTTATGCCCTCTTCTGTAGCATAACCTATGTTCAACATAAACCGTAACCCTAAGCATAGAGTTACCCCTAGTTTTGAGCCTAGGTCTAAGCTCAATCTAGGTGCAACTTCAACTACAAAGACCCGTCCTGAGAGACCCGGGTACCAAGGATTTGAATCCTTGAGTGCCATGTCACCGACTGGTCTACAAAATACCGAATTATCCTCTAATCCCATATCTATCGATCTAGACCCTATGCTGACGGGGTTTGCCCCTCAGCAGGAACATCTGATGTTCTATCGTCTATATCGTGATATGTACTATAACGATGCGGTGTGCGGTTCCTCTGTTGATCTTATGTCAGCTATGCCGTTTAGCGAGTTTAGCCTCGGCGGGGTGGAGGACAAGAAAATTCTAAATTCATACCTTGAGACTATCGAGCGGCTGAATTTGAGGACTCTGCTTCCTGAGATAAGTGTAGACTACTTAGTTCTTGGGGTGCACTGCTCTAGCTTGCTGTACTCAAAGGAGCGGAAGGTCTTCATAGACACTATGCCGCACGCTGTGGAAAATATGGTGGTTACTACACTACCTTTTTACTCACAAGATCCGATAGTAACCGTTAAATTTCCCCGAGAGACTCAAGAGCTATTCTCTTCTAAAGCTCGAGATGGCTCTCCTCGAATTGAACGCTTAAAGCGGCTAGTAGGTAGTGCAGTTATTGAAAAGATTGCAGCTGGAACCCTTGAGTTGGATCCACTCAGCACTATCTACATCCCTCGAAAATCGTTCTCGAATACGGACACTGGAACCTCTTACTTTCGCCGTGTCTTGCCAATCTATTTGATTGAGAAGAATTTATATCGCGGTACTTTGCTTGAGTCAGCGCGTAGGCAGCGCGGCATTGTCCATTTAACTCTAGGTGACGGCGATACCTGGGAGCCCACGGTTGCAGACATGGAGTACATGACTGAGTTATTTATGAATGCTGACTCCGATCCTCTGGGTGCCATTATCGCTACTCGAATGGGTGTGGAGGTAAATGAGATACGTCAGGGCGGTGACTTCTGGAAAGTCACTGACTTTGCAGATTCGGTTTTGAGTACTAAGCTACGCGCCTTAGGTATAAGCGAGTCCTTCCTAAGCGGGGATGCTAACTATAACACTGCCGACTCTGGCCTTACGGTGTTTATAGACATGATCCGGTCATACCGAGATATGATGACCCGTAAGTTGTTCTACGATAAGTTATTTCCGTTGGTTGCCCTCATCAATGGGTACACTCTTAATAGCCGTGGCAAAATCTCCATAAAGGATAATCTTCTTGATACTTTAAGCCCCGAGGAGGCCCTTTTCACCCTAAATGATGGTTCCAGGTTGCTAATACCTCAGGTTAGCTGGGCGAAGAACTTGAAGCCCGAGGGTGATTCTCAGTATCTGGAAGTGTTAAACACTCTCGCGGATAAAGGTATACCCGTACCCTTACGTGTTTTGGCTGCGGCAGGTGGCTTGAACATAGAAGAGCTCATGCGCCAGAAAGAAGATGACCTCCATACTCGGAAAGAGCTAGCCGAATATCTGAAGCAAGTTCAGGCCCTGAATCCTCAACCCTCAGAAGGGGAAGAGGCTGAAGCCACAGCTAAAGTACTAGCCTCGGTATCGCCCGGCTCTGGTGTACACTCGGCCGTTCACGCCCAAGGAGGTCGTGTGCCTCTGCTGTCTCGTGACTTCGGGGAGTTCGGTGAGATAAAAGAGCGGACAAAAACTGGAAAGTCCAAATTTGTCCGTGACCAGCGTAAAGCTAATGCCAAGATAAACCGACGCATAGCACTCGCCATGCGTAATGCTGATGAACGTGGGCAGTACGGCCCTCAGTTAGTACCCTTGAAAGGTAAGAAACGATGAAACGAAGAAAGATAGTGCTCACCCTTCCTCTTGATAGTTTAAGTGCGGGCAAACTTTCTAAGATGGATGAGGCCGAAGATAACTCAATGTCTTTGGCTCAGGCGTATCGAAAGTTTTTGGAGAAAAATCCTCGCGCTGCGTCAGCACTTCGCAGCGCTGCCCAGGCGGATAGCTACCACACTAGCATTGTCCGAGATTTATATAAGTTCTTAGTTACCCATGACATAGACGCACAGGTTCTTCTAGGCAAGGTTTTTCTAAAGCCCCTTCGTAATGCTGCTCCAAGGTTGGAGGAGGCTATTAAGAACGTGGGTGAGGCCAAGGTTAGGCAGCAGATACAGCACGCTGTTATCAAGGCAAACCATCTGGTCATTGACCTTACCCATTTGAGGCTTGGAGATAATTACACGCCTTTAGATAATTTTCCTGCCCGTGAATTTGAAAAATACTTTGCCTCGGTAGAGGACATAACGCATTTAGTCAAAATGACACCTGAGCATATCGCTCGTATCCTAAAACAGTCGGATGATTTAATTACTAAGGAAGCTAAGCGTGACGCTGAGCTCGCTGTAGCTTCGGCTAAGCCAAGTTTGCTAAAGCGCAACCGTCGCCTAAGACCTTACTTTAGAGTAGCAAAATGACTTCAGATACTGAACACTATCGTTACGCTGCACAGCGCGGGGTGAAGATCACTTCATCTCGTTTTGAACTTATTCTGAAACCCGGAGAGGACTTCTACGTAATTAAGACACCTAGAAGTATCTATGTTGTAGAGGATCCAGCTAAACGATCTCCCAAGTTTAAACTTACCGAAGCTCAATACGAAAAGCTCATATCTCGGTCTAAAAAACTTCGAGTGGGCAAGAACGACACGCCTATTAGGATCCAGGGAAGCCGAACAGAACCTCCTTTGAAAAAACCAAACGATGCCGACGTGATCGCGCGCATTAATAGTGGAGAATCTATAGCGCCCTCTGCTTTTCTTCTCCAAAAGCCTAAGCCCTATTTTACTAAGAAGCAGTTAGAGAAGTTTTTCAACGAAAATAAATCTAGGATTCAAGCTGGTTTCAAGAAAAATCTAGCTCGTATTTTAGAGGGACGTCCGGATAATAGCGCCGAGCACATCAAGGTTACCTCTGAGCCTCACATGGTTAGGGTAGGATCGGCCGTGACCTTGCCCGGGGATAGGTACGTTGACCTGGACTACAGGGCGCTAATTTCACCTGATGGCTACTTTGTACTAACAGCTTCAGTTTCAATCGATATTAAGTTGCCTAAGCCTGAGTTAGCGTTCCGAACAGATGTTGTCAAAGACTTCTTCAAAGCTTTTGTCTCCATGAAACGCAGCCTTGCTAAGTCGTTTGACCTCCCCCTGGGCTCTACTGTAGGCCCTATGCTCATGAAGTCCAACGTGTACACACAGCATTTAGCTTGGACTCGCTACCTATTGACTCGTATCTAAGCGGTTGGTCCAATGTACACGCTAATTTTTCTCATTCCCGTGCAGTTTGTTCCGATATGGTACGTACCAGTCCTGGAGATTACCACGCCTGCAATTTCCGCTCCGCCTCCTAAAACCCGACCATTCTCATTTCCCCCAACTAACCCCACCGTGGTTGACGTATGAAACTCTTGATTAGCCTGGCTTCGGTTAAATTAAGCGCTCGAGACATTAAGAGAATTGAGGGGGATCCTGTAGGCTTAGCCAAGCTCCTCTACACTAAAGACCTTGTTTCTATTCTTAAGCAATGCTCGGACAAATACTACAACTCGGGAACTAGCCCACTTTCAGATAGGGCTTTTGATGCCCTGAAAGAGGAACTGGAGGCTCGTAACCCTGCGCACCCTTTTCTACAGAAAGTGGGGGCCCCAGTTAAGGGTTCTCGTAAGGTTGCGCTACCTTTTCAGCTGTTTTCCTTGGATAAGATAAAGCCTGAAACTGCTGATGCGTGGCTCACAAAGCACCGGGGGCCGTATGTAGTTTCAGATAAGGAGGACGGGAATAGCCTAGAGATCGTCTACAATAACGGTACTCTTTCTGGATTATTTCGCCGTGGCGACCGGTTAACTGGTGAGGATGTAACTTCGCTAGGTCCTCATTTAACTTCTGAAATACCTCCAACCGTTCCCGTATCTGGCAAGTTTGCTGTTCGGGCCGAAGTGATAATGCCTACTCATAACTTCGATAGGCTGTTTAAGGAAAAGTACGCTAACCCTCGCAACCTAGTTGCGGGGGCTCTTACTAAAAGAACGGTCCATGAGGCCATCCCTCACGTCCATGTAGTTGCCTATGAGATTATAGAGCCTCGCTACAAACCTTCTGCCGCTTTGGCCTTGCTGAAAAAGTTTGGCTTCAACGTAGTGCCCTACAAGGTCTACCCAACCCTAAGCTCGTCCAAACTTCAGGCTATTCTAAAGTCCCGAAAGTCAAAGTCAAAGTATGAGATTGATGGCCTAGTCATTGAAGAGGATAGAGTTAATAAGCGCCCAACTAGCGGAACTGCTCCACCCTATGCAGTTGCGTTTAAGGCAGCTCAAGAAGAAAACACTGCTCTAGTTAAAGTTAAAGAAGTGGTGTGGGAGGAGAGCAAACACGGTGCCCTCAAGCCCCGTATTCGTATCGATCCTGTCAAACTCTCAGGTGTGACAGTTGAATGGGCCACCGGCCATAATGCTTATTTCATTGAGCACGGATATAGGAGCAAGGATAAAGGTAAGGGCTTGCCTGTTCTACCTATTGGCCCGGGTGCGGTCATAAAGATAATCAGATCCGGCGATGTTATACCTCACGTTATAGAGGTAGTTAAGGGTACTCGACCTCAAATGCCATCTGTTGAGTACAAGTACGGGCGTACCGGAATAGACATATACCTCACAACTAAGACAGATCTAGTTAAGGCCAAGCGCATAGCTTCGTTCTTCTCTACCGTAGGCGTTGATTTTTTGAGGTTGAATACGATTGAGAAGCTCATGGAGCATGGGTATGATACCTTACCCAAGATCCTAAGGGCTACTCCCTCTGACTTTTTAAGCATACCGGGTGTAAAAGATACGTTGGCGCAGAAGTGGTACACAGCCATTCAGTCAAAAACTCGTGAAGTTGAATTAGCTACCCTTATGGACGCGAGTGGCATCTTTGGTGTTGGTATAGGTACTCGCCGACTGCAACCCTTGGTTGATAAGTACCCTAATCTAATGACCTGGGGTGACTTAACTACCGGTGAGATAGAGAACCGTGTTCGGTCCGTTCCTGGCTTCAACCAACTCGCCAAGCAGTTTGCAGCTGCTTTTCCTAAATTCCTCAAGTGGATTAAGCTAGTAAGTATCAAGCCCGTTCTTCCGACTAAGGTGAAAAAACGTAGCTCTGTATTAAGTGGGCAAGTGGTTGCCTTTACAGGTTTTAGGGACAGGGATTTAGAAGCAACCATAATTTCCAACGGTGGTGTGGTGGGTTCCGGTGTATCAACTAAAACTACCATACTTTTAGTTAAAGATAGGGACTCAGGGTCGAGTAAGCTGAAAAAAGCCTTGGCTCAAGGTATAAAGATTATGACTGCGGACGAGTTTCTACGTAAGTTCAAGTTAAGGTAACCTATGAAAATTTATTTTACCAGTCTTAGTACCTCAACAGAAAGCATAGACGCTTTCTTAACCGTACTTGTACTCATGATCTTAGAAGTAAATGGAAATGACATTAAAGAGTTTTACCCTGAGCTTCGAGGTAAGATCCTTCTGTCAAACGACCTGCTGAAGCAGCACGGTATTTATAAGCAAGTTACGAAATACTTCAATAAATTCTTGCTTACTAAAAAGATTAGCCATGAAGACGCGGTAGAGTTAGGCTCGATTTTAAGAGGTGCTCGGGCTTCATTTGATCGTGACGTATCTATTGACCACGAACGGTTGGAGTTCTTGAAAGCGTGTGCTCAGAACTTGTATAATGACTCGGACGCAGCTTGGAATAAGATCGAGAAAAATGTACGAATTCTAAATAACCCGGCTTTAACGGCTATATTCACCACGGAAGACGACATAGAAATTGAAGGCATGACCTTCAAAGAAGCTGCCGCGAAAATTAAACCTTTGGTTAGAAAATTAACTAACAAGACCGACGAATATTTCTTGACTCCTAAAGAAGCTCAGGCTGCCCGAGCAGCCCATCCCGAAGTATTTGCTGAGTACGCTAAATACGCTAAGATCTTAAATCGCTCAGTTAAGCATGAGATCTTCCGGTTTGTTCGTAAGCAGAAAACACCACTGGTTTCAATTGATCTGATACGCTCTCACTTAGAGGGCTTGGGTATGCCCAATAACTTACCCAGAGGGTTTACGGGCGGTTTGATGGATGAGTCCGGCAAGGCCTATACAGCAGAAGGTCGAATGCTTGATAAAGTACCGTTTGGTACTGTGGTTATGAATCCCAAATATAATCCCGAGTTAGACAATACTTATGTTCTAAGCGGGGTTAATCACTTTGCTAGGTATCGCACTACCACTTTCTTATCTGGCAACAAGGCTGCTCGGCATTCGCTAGTTCAGGACTTCCTCAAAGCTGAAGATGAGCATGTGGCTAAGTGGCGGGTCGATCTCAATAAAAAGGGTAGCGAGGATCAAATTTTAGCCGCAATGGTTGAGTTACTTTACAAGACTTCGGCCCGAATAGGAGGCAAGGGCAATCAAACAGCAGGTGAGCCTACCTATGGTTTGAGCACCTTGCAAGTTGGCCACTTGCGGATCCTACCCACTAAGATAGTGTTTGACTATACGGGTAAGAAGGGTACTAATCAGTATACAGAGTATAAGTTAAACGATGCTATTTCCAAGAAGGTTGCTGAGATCATAAAGGAGCTAGTAGCTGGTAAAGATAAAACGGCTGCAGTGTTCACGTACCGCCGGCACCTCATAACTCGTCAGATGGTTTCAGCTTACCTTAAGAGCTTGGGCATTCAACTTACCCCGCATAAGTTCCGTCAGATCGCGGGTACGAAACTAGCTCTGGCTATTTTAGCCAAAGCTCCTTTCAAGAAAAATTCGTTTCTCAAGCAGTCTGCGGTTGAGCGTTGGTTTAAGGAAGAGGCGCTCAAGATCGGGGAAGCGCTACACCATAGAAATGGCGAAAAGGTCACTTCCGCTACCGCTATAAGGAGTTATATCGATCCTGCTCCTATAGCAGATTACTTTGAAAGTTTGGGCCTTCGTCGTCCCAAGTGGTTACCTAAGTAAACTGCTACCTTGCCAAAGCGTCGCGCGGTCCACTGACCAAGGAAACCTGATGAAACTTATCGTTAGCTCGAACTTGAAGTTAGGTAAGGCCATATCATGGTACAAGTCATTATCAGATAACCAAAAACTCCAGTATCATGAGTTGCATCCAACAAGCCCCTACCGTAAAATTTTTTCCTCTTTGAGGACAGTACCGGACCTCGGACCCGATACAATGAGTCCCCTGGGCGTCCCAACTAAAACTCGGCTACGGCTAGACCTGCCTAGAACTAACATCGTAAATGTAGTCGGGCAATATGGCGGTCTACCTGATGGTGGCCAGTAACGCCCAGGCACGGCATATTAGCAAGACCCTACCCAACTTTAACTAGGTTTAACCATGGACAAAGAATTCGTTTCGCACTCGTTTGGTTTGAGCGGGGCAGCTATAGAACTTAACAAGTATAAGGTTGAGGATGTTGTTCAACGCTTATCCGATGATCCTTCTCGTAGCATAGAAGCCAATGTCTGGCTCCCCTTCGCTGCCAAGGTTTATAACTTGAGTCCAGATATTAGAGATTACGTTCTTGTCCCCGTTCCGGTGATGAACAGTGACCTCCCCAATACTAACGGGGACTCAGTTACACTCAAAGAGATGCTAAAGTTTAACCCCGAGTTAGGTATGCAGGCCTTTAAGACATTTAGAGGAAAGCCGTGCCATCTAGAACATGATAACCGGGACTACACAAAGGCCAAGGGCATTATTTTAGATGTATTTATTCGTCCTATTCGTAGGTTTGGTAATGGCCGGTACTATAAGTTAGTTGAGCTGATGGCATACGATAGGTCCAAAGATCCCCTGTTAGTCAATTCTATCCTAAGCGGAGAGAATAATGCCTACTCAGTAGGCTTCTACTACAAGTCATACACGTGCTCCATTTGCGGTAAGACCGTAGGACAAACAAAGTTTGGTAGTACATCAACTTGTGACCATACTTTCCTTCGCCGGCGCCCCTATGCCCTTCCTGATGGACGCTTGGCCTACCGTCAATGTCACGATATTGTCGGTTTCGAAACCTCAGTAGTAGCGGACCCCGCCTTTAAAATAGCCATTGGTCCTCATGTCATGAATCCGAGTGTATTGTAAAGAGTAGTAAAGCCCAATTGTTCTGAAGGCCGGCCAGCCTGTGAGCACTTGCACTGTTCACTAGGGATAATTGGGCTCCCTTACCACTCGTACAAAAATGGCTCATGAAGTCCCTTACTCTAAGAGATTGGCAGGAAAGAGTAGATAAAGCTCAAGGTCCAGCTAGATATACCTTGCTAAAGCAAACTCCGGAACGTAAGTACAAGATTAAATGTCATAAGCATCAGTTAATATATACTGGAAGGGTACAGCCGTTAGCTACGGCCGGAAGAACTAGCTGTCCTAGGTGCAAACAAGAAGCAACTAAGGCAACTAAGAACTCCTCTACTTTGAAGAAGCTTTTACGAACTTGGCATAAGTCATATACTAGGCGTAAAATCTTAGACGTTTACTAGGTGATAGCTTCGACCCAACTAGATCTGAAATGCAAAATTTGCCGGATAACAATAAAATCGTTATCTTTGACTCAGGTAAAAGTGGGAATGGCATAGTTTGTAATTTGAGAAATAGCGCGAAATTTTGGGTTGGTTTATCTTCCCAAGGGCTTGATGTTTATCATATCCAGCTTCATTCGTGTGGTCCGATTCATCTGCGAGGTTCAAGAAAAGATCTAGCAAGATCTCCGGTAAGACCTTAGGTCTGGGGTGCTCAACCGGTGTTGTTAATCCTCCTGTATAGAAAGTACTTAGCATGTCCACAATTTATGTTTCTTTATCTATGCCTTCCGGTAACATTTTTCCGGTAGTGAGCAATTTTTATAAGTTTGAGCAAGCCTTGGTGTCAAAGTTTGGTTCTAAGCAAGATGTTACCCTGTTCTCGGGGAATTTCTTGATGATGAAGTCAATAGATCTAGACAATCTCAATGGCTTGCCTTTAGAGAAAGTTATCTTTGAGCTCAAGCGTGCGGCTAACCGCGAAGGTCTTAAGGTTCAAGAGCTAGAAAGAACTGACTCTAGCTTTACCTTTAAGGTCAGCCTAGGTGCATCTTATGTAAGCGTTACTGGGAACCTGTCCTCCGAGCTTACTGTAGCCGGATCTTCAATACGAATTATCCAGGGCTAAATTGGTCCAACTAATGTTCAAGTAGCATAAGGAAGAGCACTCATGAAAATCTTCATATCTCTCGCCTCTAACTTTGACTTCAGTGCTTATATGCCACCTGACGTGGCTGAGGCTCTCAAAAAAGCAATAAAGGCAGCGCAAGAATCCGGTAACCCCGCTGCGCGAACGTATGCTAATGCGATGACGCGCGCTGCTGATGAGCATGGATCACATGGGCTGGCCATGCAGATAGCGTATCTGCTTTCCAACTTAAAGTCTTGGAAAGGTGACGAAGCGCGCGCTGTGAAGAAGATACTTACTAAGTGGGCCCTGGCCAATTAGAGTAGGGGTGCCGGACAGCTTGGGCTTGCATGAGTTTAAGCCCTCCGTTTGCCGTGAGTGTTCTACAACTTAGTTCTGTCATAGAAGGTGTTTCGTGAAGATCTGGATAAGTACTAGCCGAATGTGGGACAAGTTAGACCCTCAGGTTGCTGAAGCTCTGAGTAGAGCCGGTTTGACTCTTGACTCGAACGGATCGTTTGTGTCAAATTCTCAAGAAGATGACGCTAAGGTAGATTTGTTTTTTGCTCTATTGAAGTCTATAAAATTCCGGCGGATCAATCCTCAGAATACAGGTCTAGATGATTTCTACTATGTAAAAGGAAACACCACTGTTCGTATGACCCTACGGAATGAGCAAGGTCATAGAACAATCTATAGCATTACTTCGTAGGCCCCCTGAGGCTATTATGAAAATTTTTATACACGCCCAGGCCTCTACCTCTAAGTACGGCCTACTACCCCTAAATATGAAGCATGGGGTTCTCGCTCGTTATCTTATAGATCGTCATTTAGCCTTCTTGCGTAGCGCGTACTCACCCAATATGTTCAATCCAAAGGTATGGAAAAAGAAAATAAGGGACTTTGAGCGTCTCAGTAAAATTACCGACGCCGAAAAGTTTACGGCTGAGTTACGCAGACTTGAGCACGAGTACCCCTACTCCTTTACACGGTCCATAGAAGGGCAGAAATGAAACTTTGGATTTCAATGAGTTCCATCCTAGCTGATCTTGAGAACGTCCGTCGGGTCCAAGACAAAAGTGTAGAAAATGACTACGAGCCTGACTTAGAAGACCTGGACAAGTCACCGGTACCGATCTTCCACTTTGGTCGTACTAACATGGCTACCACCGTGTTCTTTAACTATAACTACTTGCTGCGAGGTGGGCGTCGTATCTCTCATGACACCGTAACCTTGCCTAACAACGTTCTCCGTTACTTGATCTTTCGATCTGATGATCTAATGCGTAATAGAAGTGCAAAGCCCCTAGGTTATTTTGATCTAGTGGTTGACGATAGGCACAAGGTTAGGGATATTTTAGGCATTTATCGTGCGTGGGTGGACGACGATCATTTAGACCTAGGTATTAGGGAAGAGATTATTACTTCCCTGCTGAAGACCTTGGAGCATGGTCTTACTGTTCACTCCTTCGATGAAAATGTACTTAGGGTGCTTAAAAATCTCAATACCATTGACGTTGATACCGGCGGGCCGGTGTCACCTCAGACGCGGCTGGGCCATATACCGTATGACCTGAAAATGCTAACTACTAGGGTTGAGATGTCGAAGCATGAACAGCGTCGAGTCTGGAATACTCGAAACGATGCTCAACACTCCAAACCTTGGCTATAATACTCAGGCTTATGTAGCTGGTTTTGGTCCAGCTGCTATTGTTAATTGTGCAGCTGTGTCTAGTTCTATGATTCGGGACTCGAAGAACCAACTAAATTTAGGTACTACTGCTGAATATCAGTAGATTCGACCTAAGAGATTTTGTACTAATAACCATGAAAATCTTAGTATCCCCTACGCTGGAACATCTTTGGACAGCGATGCTCACCGTAGCACGTCGTATGCTCCCGACCCACACTCGAAGAACTTGGGAATATATGGAACAACGAAGCTCATCACCAAACCTTAGCTGTAGTGATAAGTTGAACTTTATATAGAGGAGAAGCAAATGCTATCAAAGATTCAAATTCCAGGTCAGAGAGATACTTCAGTTCGATCTACCGTAGCCCAAAGGGCTGCTGCGAGTATGTTGGTAGTCCTATGCTTTGAGCTTCGTAATAGGGCACATATTTCCCATCTCCAGGAGACTGGGGTCGGTAGTTATGCTCGTCACAAAGCCTTAAACGATTACTACGAGCGTATTGTCGATTATGCTGATTCTTTCGCCGAGGCGTTTCAAGGTCGTTATGGGATTCTTTCGTATCCTATGTCGCAAGAACTCTTAGAGCCCAATATTGGTATCGTGTGTTCTATAAATGCCTTTCGTTCTTGGGTAGACGCGAACCGGGCTTCTTGCGGTTCTGAGCCTGAGCTTCAAAATCTTATAGACAACATCCAAGCATTGAACAACTCTACGCTGTATAAGCTACAAAACCTAGAATAAGCGAGGATTCTTGTAGTTGAGCGTAAATGGCCCATATTTTCGGGCCATTTTAACTTATTCTACCTATTTTAGTAGTATCTCCACGAATGCCCGAAAATTTGCACACCATAATTTTAAGGCGTGAAGTTTTTCACATCGCTTTTTGTCCTCTTCAGGAGCTTAAATATGTCTGACCGCAAAGCTGTGCCATTCTACGGCATCGTGAGCGTTGGAAACTCGAAAGACGAAGCTATCAACCGGTATAAGATGGCTGCGGTCGGTAAAAGAGTTTCTGCGTACATTGATAAAGCCCGTAGCTTATCTTTCGTTACAACCGCTAATTCCAATATTTCTGAGCTGTTCAATCCCAAGACGGGTGATCTGGACCTCGAGGAATCGCCCGAGCTAATTAAAGGGCTGGAATTTGAATCCAACTCTAGCACTAAAGGACGCGAGGTCAATTACTTTAAGTGCGAGGCAGGTTGTGGGGCCCACGTTGTTTACGACTCCGAAGACCTGGTGAAGCATTGTCCAGTGTGTACCACACCTGTGTCTCAGTCATGTGACGATGCCGAGGACAGCGAAAGCGATGAAGATGATGAGTCAGTGGATGAGGTGGAAGAAGCTGATGACTCTGATGCTGAGTCTGAATCTTCTGATGACCTCTCTGATGATGAATCCAAAGATGAGTCTGAGTCTGAGTCTGATGGGGATGAGTCTGATGATGAATCCGAAGACGAGTCTGAGTCTGACGAGGACGAGTCTGATGAGATGGGTGAATCAGAATCTAGCGACGAGTCCGAGGAAGATGAATCTGACGAGTCCGAGGAAGATGAATCTGGCGAGTCCGAGGAAGACGAATCTGATGAGTCTGATGAGATGGGTGAATCAGAATCTAGCGACGAGTCCGAGGAGGATGAATCTGACGAGTCCGAGGAAGATGAATCTGACGAGTCCGAGGAAGATGAATCTGACGAGTCCGAAGAGGATGAATCTGACGAGTCCGAGGAGGATGAATCTGAGGAAGATCCTAACGAGCCTGTGGTTGTGGCCGCTTCTTCTAAAGATGAAGCTATTGCCTTGTATCAAGCGGAGCGCATTGGCGTAATCCATGCTAGTGCCGTAGAAGTGAACTACCAAGTGTGCTCTTCTGCTAAGTGCGGTGCTCACGTTATTTATGAGTCTGACGATCTTAAGGCTTGCCCTGTTTGTGCCTCCACCTTAGTCGATCCCGACTCTGAGGAGGACGAGTCTAACTCAGATCTCGAAGTTATGCCGGCTGAGGATGGTGGAGACGAGTCCGAATCTGACTCAACTTTAGACACTGAGGTCGATGCTTTAGACAACCTGGATGATAGTAGTGAAGACGCTCCGTCCAAATTAGACGTAGTGTATAGCTCAAGCGTAGCTGGTTCTCCTGTTTGGACGGCGTATTACGCCGGTACCCCGGTTGCTATGGCTCGCAAGAGCGAGTCCAAGCATCAAGACATCTTCGATGATAGCTCTTTTGGGCGGGCCGTCCTGGCTTCAGCAAAGCACGTGGGTGTAGTAAACACTCTTCGTGAGATGGGATTCAAAGCTCTTTCATCAAGGGTAAACCTGGATCGGCATGTACAGCAGCAAATTGACCAAAAGTTGGCTGAAGAACGTGCTGCTATGGCCTCGGCTCAGAAAGAGTACCAAGAACGATTTAAGGCTGCTCTAGCTACTGCTGCGGTTGGTTTGACCCGTGGGTTCTTTACGGGAGCAGTTAATCCCTTGAAGGAGACCCTCTTTAATGCTTTGAGTTCCGCCGGGGTCCGCAACCCCGATGTGTTGCTCCATAATGCGTTTAAGGCCTCCTCTGACCAATATCACAATGTCCTTTTTGCTAAGGCTTGTGAGATCCTCGAAAAACCCGCTGAAGTTCAAGAAGGGTTGGCTAAAGCCGTGCTCGAAATGAACTACGTGGGAACTGCGGGTAGTTCCCCCAACCCCGTCGAGGAGCGTTTGTCTTCTATGGGTATGCCCGCTCATACGGCGGCATCTCAAGAACAACCCGGGGAAGCGTCTGAAAGCTCCGGTGATAGCGGGTTCGGCGCTAAAGTCGCTACCGTGGTGGCCAGTCTCGGCCGTCGTTTGCGTTAAACTTGTTCGGTTTGGATTCTTATCCTCGAATCTTTTTAAGGAGTTTTACAAATGTTACTACTGCGCGAAACCCGTGTAGTTATTACTAAGCACGAGCCTGTCGCCACTGGCGTGGTTCTGAATGAAGAAGGCTTTGCCTTGGCCTACGTCAAGGAAGACGGTGTAACCAAGGTTCAGCCTTCAACTGGTGTTCCTGGCGAGATTTTCGCGGGCGTCAACCTTGCTCGCAATGCTCCTCCTACGGTTCTTCCCATGGTTAACGAGGGCCGGGCCAATGCGCAGGCTGCTTTCGAGCTGAGCCGTGCTCCCATCGCGGGCCAGCTGCTGGTTAAGGTGGATGGTACTAAGTACACCGTTGTAACTACTACCCCTAGCTCTGGTGAGGTTCAGATCTCTGGTACCACGCTACAGCTGCCCGCGGGTGATGCTAACAAAGAAGTTTTCGCCCAGTACATGTATCAGCCTACCGTGGTTGAGGCGGCAACTATCGTTGGTAACCTCCCTGCTGGTGGCATCCCCGCCGTGGATACCACTGGTGTGCTGAAAGAAGCTCAGCTGGGTACCAGCAAGTTTGATGCCTCTGTTGACTGGTCTGGTGCTATGTATGTCAAGCTGGCTGCAGGCGGCACGTTTACTGTGGGTGATGCGACTGACCATATTCCTAACGTCGTGGTCAAGAACACTCCCTCGGCAGCTAGCCCCTTCCTGGTTCTGTCCATTAACGTCGCTTAATCCGGTTAACGGGTAAGTATTAAGTCATAAAATAGGAGTTTTGACCATGCGTAAAAATCCGTTTGCTGGAGCCCAACTGGTTCTGAAAAATGGTGATCCCCTGTCCGAACTGCGGTTTGGCAAGTCCAATCAAATGGCGTTATCTTCTAATGGTGAGTTTAACGCCCATGATAAGAAGGAACTCATCGGTGCAATTACCAAGCTGATGCAGTCCGTTAGCAATGGTGACGTTGTTCCTGAGTACAAGTCTGCCTTGAGCTCTTCTGAAGAGTATAGCCGGATGGTCCAAGAGCGTCGTGAAGTCCTGGCCGCCGCCTATAACGACACTACTGGGGCTAAGTGGGCTTCTCTGGGAGCGTCAATTGCCCTGCAGTTGCAAGAGCAGCGTAACCGTGAAGGTTTCTTACGCCGCGTCGCTGTTGGCTCTACTCTGAAGCAGGGTGAGATTCCTCGCATTGCAATGCCTGCGTGGGATTCTGTCTCAATCGTGGCTACCTCAGCTAGCTCTATCGGCTATCAGCTGGTTCGCTCTAAGGTCTTCATGCCTGGTGAATTCGAGATACTGGCCAACCTGCGCGTTGAGAACCTGGACATCGAGCAGGTCTCAGGCGATCTCTTAGACGAAGCCTACAACCAGGGCCTGGATGCCATCATGGTTGGTGAGGACCGCATGTGGAAGAAGGCTGCTGATATGGCTGTCGGTGTCGTCAATCCGCTGAACTACATCAGCGGTACCTTGACAACCCAGATGCTGGCCACCATTCGTCAGGCCGTAACTGATTGGAACCTACCTGCTACCAACGCTATCATCTCCAATGATTTCTGGTCTGACGTGATTGGTTCCAATGACTTCGCAACCTTCCTGGATCCGGTCAGCAAGTACGACCTGGTTCTGAATGGTTACCTGGGTACGTTGGTGGGCATGAATCTGATTACGGATGCGTTCCGCCAGCCCAACCAGAAGGTTCTGAGTCGCGGTGAGATCTACGTCATTGCAAGCCCTGAGAACCATGCGGGCTATACTGATCGTGGTGGTGTTCGCTCTACTCCGACGTCCGGTGCTGACCAGGGCAATACGACTAAGGGTTGGCTCATCTCCGAGCTGCTCTCCTTCGTTCTGGCCAACCCCCGTAGCGTGGCCAAGGGTAAGCGGGTGTAGTCGGTATCTTGAGCGTTAGCTGGGCCCTAACCGGGCCCAGCATTAGTTGAGGAGATACTGATGAACGTTTCCCGTGACCTATTCCTTTTAGCGGCAATTGCATTTCAACAAGGTGATTATGACAAATCGGCATCGCTATTCGCATCTAGTATGAGTTCTGACGATGCGGAAGAGTTTCTGAATCAAGTTGATCAGATGGCCGATGAGGACTCTTTGGAAGAGACTGAGTCTACGTCTTCCGGCAAATCAAGTTTGAGGTCCATTGCTCGAATACTTAAAAAGAGTATGAAGGCAACCTCTGAATCTTTATCAGCTGATGATTTTGATTTCGAGGACGAAGATGAAGACACGGATTCTTCTGCCGCAACTGAAGACTCCGATGAGGAACTCGAAAGCGACGATGTCGATCCGGACAGCCCCGGTGAGCGCATTATCCCCGCTGCCTTGAGTAGCGTCAAAAGCGCGATTAAGGTGAAGTAAGTACATAATGAAGGGCCCCGGGCACAACCTGGGGCTCTTCACTTTTGTTTCCTTAAATATGGCTAAACCCCGTACTCTCTTAGATGAACTAGATGAGAGCAGTCTCTTCTTGACGAGCCTGTATGGTGTCCGCACGGTGTTTGAGCGCGAACTTGGCTTAAAGAACATCTTGATTGAAACTAGCGAGATGATTAAGCTACGTATTCTTCAGCGCACTAAGCAGCATGAGGCTCCAACGTATCCGTACGCCTACATGGTTATAAATGAGTTGCAGGCTGTGAAGGAGCTGCAACCCGGCAAGGTAGTAAGGCGCTTGGGCTACCGCATGGGTACCATAGGAGCTACTCGAGCGACGTCTTCTAAGGGTTACATTTTTCCTGTTCAAGCTAGTGTAGACCTAAAGTACATTGACAATAACCCAGAAAGGGTAATTAAGGTCGCAGAAGCCATGTTACTCCTAGGTCAAGTTGGTTGTTTGTTCTTTGATCTGGTTATAGGTAGTTCTAATGAAGAAGATGAAAAAGATGGAATGCGGCTTGAGGTGCGACTTGAGATTCCAACGTCCGTTACCATTCCAGTTGCAGATAGTGAGGTACCTGCTGCCCCCGGTGGCATGGAGGTTACACTGTCTTTTGTAGTTAACACTTACGCAGGATTTTTCCGGGACGTATCGGCGGTTCACTCTGAGCATCCTGTGGTGACAACGACTTTAATCGAAGGTTTAGCTGATGCCTAAAACACTTCCTTTGGCCAAGACACTGGTAACTGAGTTCAGAACGGAACTTGCCGATGTTTATTTGCGGCAAAAGCATCTTAAGGAATCTATAGCTGCAAAAATTCCTAGCACATCCAACCTAAGGGTTGGAGATTTTAACTTAACTCAGCCTAATCAACTCGTACTTGACGACATTCAGGTAGCCGTTGAGGTACACGGCTACGAAGATTTCATTATTGACCTGGTCAACCAAATGACCAGCGTCTCGTTCACCTGTACTGGTCTATTTATAGTCTTTGGTCAGTTCGATCGAGTAGTTGTTCGCAAGAGCACGGTTGATACCCGAATAACTTACCTGTGTGCCTGAAACACTGAACCATAATTTTTAGATTGTATAGGTCAATACTTAGGAGTAGTTGCAATGGGAAGTCCCTATCCGAGTGCCGGTGTCTATGTCAACGAAATAGACTTGTCTCAAGGTGTTGCTGGGGCTAGTTCTTCCATAGGTGCCATAGTTGGTGAGTCCAATCGAGGACCCGTGGGCGTTACTCAGCTTGTAACTAGCCCTAAGCAGTTCCTAGAGCTTTTTGGTAAGCCCGATGCAACCATGGGTTATTTACACTACTGTGCACTGGCCTTTCTAGAGCATGGATCTCGTCTGTATGTGACTCGTGTTGCCCCCCAAGCTAAGTATGGAGGGTGTACCATCTACTTGAACAATAACTTAAACGTAGCGGAGCCTTGGGTATCCGGTGTAGAGGATCCAACTGTGGATCCTGCGTTCCAGGCTTCTGACTTGTTCCACATCTACGGGGTTGATCCGGGTGCGTGGAATAATGATATTCAGGTTCGTATTTATCCCAATACCAATCAAGATGACGGAACCTTCTACGTAGAAGTTTACCAGGTAGGTCATGGCCAGCCCTTGGAACGATTTTTAGTTAGTTTGAACTACCGCATTGATGGGTACGGGGTTCAGCTCAACATCCAGGAGCACATCAACAAGCGATCTGCTTATATCCGGGTAGCTCAAAACTACGACCAGGCTGATTTTGTTGCTAACCCTACTAGGCAGTTCATCAACACCCTGGTAAGTCAAAGTTTAGTTGGGGGTGTCAACCCTCGGAGGGCAACTTCGAGCGAACTAATGGAGGCATGGGACCTCTATGCTGACCCTGAGGTTATCGACGTAAACATCTTAATCAATGGCGGATATGCTCAGCCTGAAATTCAAATCAAAATGGCTGAGTTGTGTGAGTCTCGGATGGACTGCGTTGCTATCCTAGATACTCCTCCGATGGAGCAGTCTACGCAAGATGCCATCAATTATAGGCGCAACACTTTAATGGTTGACTCATCCTATGCGGCACTCTACACTCCAGACTACTTAATCCTCGACCAGTACAATGACATTAAGCTCTATGTTCCACCTAGTGGTCACGTAGCCGGTGCGTACGCCCGTACAGATTCAGAGTTTGAACTCTGGTTTGCTCCTGCCGGCATGAACCGCGGTCGACTAAATGTTCTGGGCGTGCGTAAGGTGTACAACCAGGGTGATCGAGATGCCTTATACGAAAATCAGATTAATGCTACTAGAGTAATCATAGGCTCGGGAATTAAGATCTGGGGTGCTGATACGCTCCAGACAAAGACTAGCGCTCTCTCGAACGTAAGTGTACGGCGATTGATGATTTTCCTTGAGAAAAGCCTGAGTGAAGCAGCTCTTTACTCTGTCTTTGATCCCAATGACTACATTTTACGTGCTCAGCTCGTAGAGCTGTGTGAGAGGTTCTTACGTCCCATTCAGAATGCTCGGGGTCTTTACACCTTCGGCGTTGTCTGCGATGAGACGAATAATACACCTGCCACTATAGCTGCTGGCGATCTTATCCTTGATGTTTATCTGGATCCAGTTCTTCCGGCCAAGCGTATCCATCTTACGGCTATTGTCAACCGGACAGGCGCTAAGTTTGTTAACCAGTAAGGACAAATCTATGCAATCCATAAGTGCATCTCCTGCTAAGCTCAAGAAGGCTCGAGCTATTTTGAAAGAGGCTGAAAGGGAAAAGGCCGCTAAACTCAAGGCCAAGACCCGATCTCAAATCAAAGCTCTAAAAGATAAGCTAAAGGCTACTACAAAAGCCATCGCCGCTATCAACAAAAATCAGTTCAAAGAACAATCTATGTTGAGTGCTGAATTGGCCAAGCTTTCAGAGCAGCGTATGGCTCTTGAGGAAAAAGAGGAGGCCATGAAACAAGAGCTCGATGATCTAGAAGTGAAGCATAAAAATGACCCTAAAAAGCTTAAGTTGCTGAGTCAGCTCGAGGACATTAACCAAAAATTGGCGGACCTCGGTGTTGCATCAAAAGATGAGCCTAGTTCAGAGAATGAGGAGTAATTGAAATGGGTAAGCCTACCTTAGGTCAGATAGCAGCTGCCGTATTGGATCCGATGCTATCGGACAACTTTCAACTGAATTTCCCTAGTGTACCCACGGGGGCAAATAGTCAGCCCCTACTCATGCAGTGCCGTACTGCTTCTAAGCCTGGTTGGACGATCAACAACGTTGAGGTTCAGCTATTTGGCCATACCTTGGAGCATGCCGGGAACTTAACTTATGGTCATGACCTAACTGTTGAGTACGTAGAGAACCGGTCCGCTCAGATTAGCAAAATCTTAGAGGACTGGGGTCACATGGTTCGTAACCCTGAAACCCAAACGGGTGCTTATAAGTCGGAGTATCAGCGTGATGGCGAATTGACTGTCTTTGACCAAAAGGGCAACACTATCCGTTCTTATATCATTCATGGATGCTGGCCCTCTCAATTGCCCGACCTACCATTTGACGGTCAAGCCTCTAACATTATTTCCCTGTCTGTAACCTTTAAGTACGACTGGTGGGAAGTGCGCGGTGGCTAACGTTGGTTTAACTCAGATAGCGAAGTTATATAATAGACCAGACCCACTTCTTAGCTTCAAGTGGGTCGTGGAGAGTTTGCCTACCATAGACGGTATAAAGCTT